TACTGCTTATTGACCTACCTGCATGGTTTCTCGAGAAACTAGGATTCGATGGAGTAGCTGATAAACTACGTGAGTTTAGTCTGTCTGCTTTGGTTGATCCTGCATCGGGAAGCAGTAAAAAGGCTTCTTCACTGGCATGTTTAATGATCCTGGCTCAACACTTATGTCGATTGGTGCAGGTATTGGCGATATGGCGACTGAGTTCCTTAAGACTNTGCTAAGAATGGTTCTNCCGGATCCTGAAGGTGGAACGTTACAATACTTTGCATCAAAGGCAGTTCCTAATTTCGTATATGAGTTTGCGGGTATTGATCCAGACACTGGGGAGGTATTACCATCAGCAAGTGGACAATCAGGAAATGAGTTGACTGCAGCAAACGCTGAGAACGCTGAACTTGCTGGAGCTGGTGCAGGTAGTACGACAGTCGTCGGTGGATCAACCAGTGTTCAAACAGTCAACAATAATCAAACTACCGTTGAGCCATCTCCTCCTCCTGCTCAAGAACCTGAGGATAAAAAAGGTTGGTGGTGGTAAAAAAAGGGGGACCATTGCGATCCCCCTTCCAAACTAGCGTTTTGTTATTGGGTGAGATTACCCTTTAGCTGCTAGTTTCGCAAAGTAACTCAGCGTATCATCATCATCATTATCAGTTGACGCTGGCTCCTCTGCTACCCGCATTTCTGGTTCAGCCACCTTTTGGAAGGAAGGAGAAGGGGCGGTTGTATCCAGGGTTACGGATTCTGCGGTGGTAAGAGGTTGACCCTCCTCACCTAAGACTCGCATCAGCTTAGCTTTCAGCTCGTCATAAGTCTTATAGCTTTTCGGATCGAGGAAATCCTGTAGGCCATACAACTTGTTGTACACGGCTTCGAGTTGATCCTCGTCACCGTTCATTAGTTGGCTTGGGGAAGCGAACTCTGATTTATCGTAGTTTGGGTAACCCTCAAACATACGAATCTTCAGTTTGAAATCCGCACCTTCCCAGAAGTCAAATGGGTTAATTGGATCCTCGTCTTGGAACTGAGGCTGCATGACATCCATGATCTTATCAAAGATCTTCTTGCCAAACTTATAGAGGAATACTTTCCCCTCGTTCTCTGGATTAGCAGGATCGCTAACCACAAGAACATTGGCAACATGATGTAGACGACGTTTACGATCGCGAGCGATCGCTTTGTCTTCGTCACGTCCAGAGTTCCACAACTGTGAGTTCAATTCGGATACTGGATCCTGCTGACCAATAGAGGTCAACGAGTTCTCAATATACCATAGACCTGTCGGTCCCTTGAACCCATGATCCCAATAACGAACCCAGGGGAGATCCTCGCCCTCTGGTGCTGGTAGGAAACGGATTACTGCATAACCATTCCCAGACTTATCTCGAGTTGGCTTCCAGAAACGATCGTCCACATAGGACTTCTTTTCTCCGCCACCTGCAGCTTCTGCTGCTTGGACCAATTTTGAGATATCTGCGCGGTTACGCTTGAGGTTTGCAAAAGACATATATTTCTCCTAGTATGTTTAGTATTGCTGGATTATCCACTGAATATAGTATTATTATACCATAAACTCATCATAATGTAAATACCTTTAGCACAACTTTTTTCATTTTTTCCAAATTAGGATTTACGAAAAAACCGTACTTCCGGATCTTGCGCGAAACATCGGGCCATACGATGGTTTCGCTAATTAATCGATCTGCCTGTCTCATAAAGCCTGTTAGCTTATCGAGAACGACCACAGTTTCTATGCAGATCGATCCACTAAGGTATTCCGATATGATCAACGGATGCTGACCATCCTCGGACACCAGTAGTTCATCAAAGGGAGTTTACCTTATCTGAAAGATTATTTATATCCTTCTCAAAGGTATAGGTCAGAGACTGATTACGCTTCTGCCACTCCTCGTAATTCTTGTCGTCGCTCATCATATCACCAACCCACCTTGAGTCTGATACGAACTGCGACGCGTAAAAAGAAATCAATTCGTTTGGATCATCAAACCTACGTGCCAGTTTTGCAAAGAAGTACTTATCCTTTCGTTTCCAAAACGACTGAGGTTTCGCTGACGTCTTATAGTTATACCGAGGAGCTTCATACTTATCGTCCTCGAAATGTAGCTTCATAGCCATGTAGTATCTGAATGCGTCAAACGGTTCCATACGAATCATCATATCGGTAATTGATTTCCATTGCTTTTCATTAGCCTGAGTGAGATCGCTTCTGCCTCGATCTTGTCCTTAAGGATTGGACCAATAAGATTATTGATCTCTCCTGGATCCAGTTCTCTGTCCGTACATACATCGATGACTGCGTCCATATAGGTCATATTCTTTTCTTCGACTTTTGCCTCAACGAGTTTACTGAATCGTTTCTTTGTTAATATTTGTTCTAGTGACAAGTTATTCCTCCCATCTGTAGAATATATGGTCGTCAACTCTCATGATCCGCTGTTTACTACTTGCCCAGTATGGATACACGTTCTTAGCATGGTAGTGTGTTGCTCCGTTTGTAAGATCTCCGTTGGTCTCATACATCGTAACAGATTGAAAAGCTATGGCTTGTGCCTGCTCCCACAGCTCGTCGTTCTTTGGTATATCTGATAGACCATCGCAGTACCAACTGAACTGACACTTATGTCGTTTAGGGAATCCGCTTGTGTGAGTCGGTCCTTGTTGTACTACCTCACACGCTGTGTCAGGATATCTATAGTCAACGATACGATTTAAGACAACGTGTGTTACTGCTATCTGTCCGAGGTGCGATTGGTTACGCGCCTCGAAGTAGATATTTTTTGCTAAGCATTCCATACTATCAGGAGTTGATAGACCCAGAACGACTGCGACTATTGCTTCTTGAATTGCATTCATGAGTCCATTACCCTAAGAAGGAGCGTCTCCGCGTTGATACGACCATTTGGTTTAGTCGTTTTGGTGGTAAGTTTACCCCAAGCATTATCGATTTGCTTAGCGGTCTTACCCAGAATAAAAGGTAGGAAGTCGTCTGGTGTTCTCAGACGGACTGACCTACTAAGACCCTCATCAAATTTCTGTAGGGTAGTACCCTTTACCTCGAAGCCCGTTGTTGAGTAGCATACGTACTCAGTCAGTGTGCGAGTCTTTTGGTTAAACGTATAGAGTCGCATGGCTCCAGGAACCGTGAGCGGATTGATGGAGAGTAACTTGTATTCTCGAGATTCCTTACAGAACTTGAGATATTTGATTTGTGAATCGTTGGACCGTTGTCTTGGTGTACGAGTCTTACGAGTAGCCTTTGCACGAGCCTTGAGTTTATCAAGATCGGCTAGCATATCATCACACGCTTTAAGACGACGCTTCAGTTCAGGTCGAGTCAGATGACTGTAACCCTCAACGGCTTGTTCGCATTTCTTATGGTATGCATCGTAGTAATCAAGATGCCATCCATCGATGACCTTACGAACGATCTCAACTGCTGGACCCTTTAGGTCATACTTAAGGAACAGGCTATATAGGTCAATGGTGGTTTTCTTACCATCCATCCATTCGTCCTCTAGAACATCAACGTCCTCCATGACAGTATTATATACCTTCTCACGAAGTAGCTCTTGAGGAGTCTTACGAACCACGACTGGTTTAGCGTCTTCTTCAGCTTTCTTCTCAACGATGACGGTTTTGCCGTACTCAACTGCTTCGTTGATACGATTAATCAACCATTCACGCGCTTCATAGAACGTGTTTCCAGTACCAGGAAGCGAGATCCAATATGCAGCTTCTGCCTTGTTCTGATAAGGCGCACCCATTGTCTCCATACGAGCAATGATACCAACGGTTGCAGTGTCAGCCAAACGCCCAGCATTCTTAGCCGCTTGAATGTCGTCCTTGCTGTACTTGTTGGCTTTCATCCATTCCCATACGTATGGTATCAGATCCTTATGCTTATAATTCTCGTAGTACCATGCACGAATGTATTGACGCCGACGATGAACTGCTTGGCCGTCATTTAGGTCAACCTCATTCCAATTAGGCTCAGCGATTTTACCGCCTCGACGAATGATAGGCGCAGCACGTGGCTTTTTACGTTTGCCTGTCTTAAGTAGATTTTTACCAGCCATTGTTAAGTTCTCCTTCCATTTGATAGTACTATTCTACCATAGTTTCGTATGGATGTAAATAGGAAAATGAACTTTTTTTCACAAATATGCATTTTTTTAGTCAGAGTAGAACTCACGTACATTCTCTACTCGAAAAGATCTCCAGCCGTCGGCATTGACATCGAATACTTTGACGGTGTTAATGGTTTTCATTACGCCTTCGTCTTCTTCATCAATCAAAGATTTTGGTTGATGATGTCCTGGGATCTCGTCCTGTTTCAAAGTACAGGTCATATCCCTCATCTCACCGTTAAGTTTCTCAAAGACCACTCGGCAAGTGCCAACACGTAGTCGTGCGATCATACCTTCACGGTCAAGTCCTTCAATTAGTACCATTTAGCAACTCCTTAATAGGTTTAATGAACGGTTCGCGGTCACCGCCATAATTTCCGTTATTCGCTTCTAGCCATGCTTTGCGATCCATAGCATCAAGAGACATAAGTCTTTCCTCAAGATTATCGGCTACCGCACGAAGCGTTCTTACGAGATTAAAGTACTCGTTAAGATCTTCAATTTCATTGTAAGGAATACACAGTTGAGATGGGATCGTGCAGTATTCAATTTGCTGCGTTATGACGTCTTCCCAACTAATTAACTTTTCGATGGATGGATCACCGTTGTCTCCAAAATAAAGAGACAGGTTGACTCCTCTATCATCTAGACCTGCGTATAGATCCACGGTTATATTAACTTCTGCCATGCTGTTACCTCCGCATTTTGGCTAGTTCTTCGGCTTGCTTTGTGCCACGCATGACGGGCACGAGATTTGATTTATGCATTGTTCCGATGCCAACGATAAGGTCACCAGTGTACACTGGGTTTTCTTTCTTTCGACAAGATCCAGGAATTGTGTCCGACGTCTGGAGGCTAGGATATTGTTTTGTTGTACGCGAGTACGACTTCTCTGGAACATAGGACTTAAACTCCGTTTTTAATGGTTTCTTCTTACCTTGCACGTAATCAACATAATCCTGTAGGGTATCGAACTGACATGAGTGCATGTTCTTACGACGCATGTCTTTGTTGTACCTGCGCCACTCAAGTTCAAGTTTCTCAAGGTTAAGCTTTTTACCTTTACGTTTCTTAGTGTTAATGGTGGTCATACCACGAACTAAATGCATAGTCATATGAAATACCTCAACGTAGCATTGGCAAGAATAAAACACAACACAGTGTTTAGAACGATAAGAGACCTATCCTTCCAAATAACTGCTACCCACCACCAAAGACTTGTTCCTATCAAAGATAGAACTACATCAAAGATCTTTGGCATGTCCTCAACGGATCGGCAAAGTACGGCAGCTACGATGAAGATCGTAGCCACCCACTTAAGATACCAGTCAAAAGGCTGTGTTAGCTTCAAGTCAAATTTCATTACATATCCCTACTTGCGTCCCAGACCCAAGGAGTTGGATTAGATTTTGGTCCGTACACAACCACGTCTTCTGGACCAACCTCAGTCATCACACGAGGATCGTTGTCCTTGTGAATCATAACAGGTCCACCCCAGACACGGTATGCACGAACATACTCGTCTCCGCGGAAACCAACATAGTGTACAACCCTGACCATCATTCTCTCCTTTATACTATACAGTAGTCCACAAAATTGGCTGCTCGACCAGGACTCGAACCTGGGACCAAGAGATTAACAGTCTCCTGCTCTACCTACTGAGCTATCGAGCAATAATTTGAAAGAGAGATCAGTAGATCCCTCCTGGGATTAGGTGCATATCAATCAAGACCATGCCTAAACCCAATGCGATACCTAAAAGTATTTGATTGAATGTCATATCAGTCCCATTCTTTTAGGGTGTTACGGGCAACGCTGCCGTAGTGTGTTTCTGCATAAGACTCAGCGTCGGTCCAGTGATTATGGTTATCGTCAAGCTGATTGATCAGTTGATCGATTTTGTCCTCACGAGACTTACGCTTAGGCTTTTCCTCGACGTCAGACCAACGACGAACGTTCTTTGCGCCCATCTCCATCTTAAGACGGAATGCTGCGCTCTTTTTACGCTTTTCGGCAACTGCCTTGATTAGTTCCAAACGAGCGGTTTTTTGTTTTTCAGTCATCATAATGTATTTCTCCTTCCATTTGATATAACTATTCTAACACAGTTTTGAGTCCGTGTAAAGGACTTTTTTCACATTTATGAAACTTTTTTTAGCAACGATGGTGAAACCTTCCAAGTTACGAAATCAGTCTTTACGACGATAGTTTTTGGATTGATCTTGATAATCTCACCACGTTCAGTGTTTCCACGCTTTCCAGAGAACGATACTCGGTCTCCGATTGAAAAGCCTTGTTTGATGTCGCGCTGCATGTTACGACCTGCTGCTTTGAGTTCCGCAACTACTTTGCTGTAGTCAGCTGAGTTCTCGATGTTTGCGAGGATCTTACGAAGTGCGACGATGTCTTTAGCGTTAATCATATTGGTTCTCCTTCCATTTGATAGTACTATTATACTATAGTCTTCTACCAATGTAAAGGACTTTTTTCACAAAAATGCATTTTTTTTCATTTTTTTCTTAGAAAAAACCTAATAAAATCAATGGCTTAGAGGTGATCACCCGTAACCTATTGATTTTATTAGGTTTTCATTTTCATATTTTTTTGTAGTATTTCTCATACAAATGTCGCAGTTTGCTCTGATCTGGGTGGTTATGGATCCACTGTCCAGTCGATGGGTCAAAATGCTTTTTGAAGAAGGAGTCCATCTTACGATTGCCGGTTTTGACGGAAAGGTCTACTTTTTTACANAATTGGTCGAAATCGCCGTCTGACATTATCGAATCGTCGGCCATCTCATACGCGTATGCAGCTACTGATAAACGAATACGCAGTCGAATCTCACGTTCGACCCTATTACCCCACTCCGATATCATGGCAACTGAATGTACGACGAAACTACGTATTTTGCCTCCGAGACAGGAGTAACCCCACGATGAGGATACATAAAGTTAGGAGGAAAACATGCGACATCCCCACCTTTAGCAGGAACTTTAATCTCTACGCCGTTTAAGTCGAACTCAGTNTCGCCACCCTCCATGACGTCGTTCAGATACCAAAACATAACGAGTAGTCGTTTACCCTTCTCTGCGGTATCTGCGTCGATGTGCCAATCAAACTTACCAACACCTGGTTCGTATCGTTTAATCCTTGGCGCCTCAAAGGCCAACTTATCTGGCCAAAAGGCATTAGTCCGTTTCTTATACGCTTTGGATATGGCAAGCATAGCCTGAGTCATTGGCTGACGGTATATCTCAAAGGACGGAGAAGATAGTATGTTGATCTCCTCAAAGTTCATAACATCATTATCGCGTTTAAGCCGCTCAGATGTTTCATCAAAAGTTTTCATCATGCCTTCACGCATGTCCCAAGGTAGAACATTGTTGAATACCATAATATAGTCGGCTAATGTTTTCACCATAATCTTATCTTACCTTCCTCCTGTAACGATAACAGGAATTCTTTCTCTCTTACGTAGTCGTGCTTTTCAGTTGTTGCTGGTTTCGGTCTTGAATGATAAAAGGTTTTAGTCTTCTTAAAGTCAAATCCTAATACATCGATCTCTTTACATCCAGCATTGACGGCGTACCAAATTACGAGTGATCCTGTTGATGGCCTACATCCAAGGAGCCTTTCGCAGTCGTTATTGGACGTTATCGGTAAACCCTCAAATCGTTGGTTTTCGAATTGATCCCTGTCTTTACTGGTCGCGTGTATGATCTTTCCTTCCCTAGGATACCCTTGCTTTTTGATAAACAATGCAGGAGGGGACATAAAGATCAAATCAGTTTTTACTCCAGAAGATTCAGCCTTTGGAGTTAGCCACCCTAGGTTCATTCTACATACTGTGTCGTGGCCATCAATAAAGTACCCATGCGGTTGGTCAAATAATGATTCCGCGTTACCAACTATTGCGACTCTCTTATTCGTGAAATACGACTTTAACATTATCTAGTCTCGTGTGTCTGTCCACTCTAAGTTAATCCAATCCGTATCCTCTGGCATCATCTCAATCGCATCACCAAACTTTTCTTTCATCTGATTATATACGCCAGCATTATTCATGCGTAGACCATAACGATCTTTCCAAACTTTGTACACACTTCCGCTGTAACCATAAAAACTGTAATACGTTTCATGGTCTTCTACACGAGTAATGCCAGAGTTCAATCGCCATGAATCGCCATCAAGATAACCGCCTGACCATCCACCAAGCACTTTATATGCTATCTCGCCTTCGTAGTTAATTTTAAGAACAACCCAGTTGTCTGGTAGATATTCACTCATCGTCTTGTCCTTATCTAATCCCATAAACTCTCATAATACTTGCCAAACAATCTGAAGCCATTTGAAATACGTTCTTGCTCTGCTTTGACTTCTTTCATGTCTTCAAATCGCATAATCACATCATCTTTGTTTGCCTTGCAGTCAAAAGCATAGATCATTTCGTCCAAGACCCAATCCCAGCGTTCAAAGAACTTATCGTCAGTCTCGCCTACCTCTTTGTATTTTAACACATCTTGTTTCTTTGGACGGAGTTCTTTGGGAACATCTTGCGNATCCACATTAGGAGCACCGTGTTTGGTTTCTTTCAANTGTTTGAGCATAGGCAGAATGATAGGAGCAAGTGTATGATCCATACTCCAAGTGTCTTGTCTGTCAATACGGATCTTAACTTTCTGTTTGCGTCTAGTCAAACCAAATCCAGTTGAACACATTNTACACACTCTGTACAGCATCTTCAAACAGTTCAAGACTACGTTGGAACCGTGTTTGTTGTTCTGGCTCCGGCCAATCTACATAGCCATACTTGCGATCCATATAGCGTGTGTGAACACGACAGATCAATCTGTTTGGATACTTGCCAATATTAACTTTCATACTTCACCACCTTCACGTT